ACAGTCTTTCTGGCCATATATTTCCTCTTGCTTGTTGAGTTCACAGATGAAGCATAATTTTCAATTTCTCTGTATATATGTATGAGTGGGTAATCTAAATTAGGCTCGGTTGCTAAACTAGATATCAAAGACTCAAATTCCATAAGAAGTCCTGGCAGACTTGTTTTCCAAATCTCAGATCCGTGCCGGAATGTTATGCAAGGAGAACTCTTTATGTAGGCTGATACAGTGTGAACTTGACTTGCTCCTATCTGAGAGAAGGCTTTCTCAGATCCTGGCAGAATAGACTTGAGCTGTATTCTGAATTTTTGTTCTGTGGGTAGTCTTTCAGTTTTAGTCATTCTCATTGGATTCTTTCTTATTTCGTTTAGGAAATATTCTCTATCAGGAATATTTGTTTCTTTCAAAAAATCTCTGTACTTCTTCATTTGCCCCATTGACAATAGAACTGAGAAAGAATGAGAGTCAGTAGAATCCTCTTCTAACAACAGTCTGCTTCTAGTGAATTCTTCTAGGTAACCAGCTCTTATATCTCTATTAGTTCTATAATACATTGTGTAGTTTACTCCAAGCAGGGGTCCTACTCTATGATGACTTGGCGTGTAATAAAACATTGCTGGATGTCTCAAGTGCTTTTGCAACTTAGACAACTCAGCCCAGGAATCATCTGAATCTGTGCACAATCCTAGAGTTTGCATATGATTTAAAATGCACGAGTATTCTACGTCTGCAGACAAAGATAGAGAGCCTCCATTGGAAACTATATCTCTAAGGAGGTTGTAATCGGTTCTCATTCGAGAAATTGTGCTATTTTCATTCCTTAAATTGCAGGCAGCATCAACAAATTTAATCCTTGGAGTTACCATAGTATTTCTGACAAACCAAACAGAGTTAAACTCTACAATATTGAATCTATTACCCAATAAAGATTTTTCCTCTGATATTTTTCCTGTGAATAGTGGATAAGATCTTCTGAATAAAATTGTACTATACTTCAGAAACTTGTCAACACTATCTCTAGCTGTTTCATCTTCTTTCTTATAAATGACCGTTATAACCCTAGAAGCATCATCAGAACTACATTGAGTAGTTATAACTAACTTAGCTTCTGGATATCTAGTTTTAATGATTTTTGAGAATGCTGCTTTAGTCTTATTGCTGACCCAATTAAGATGGCAAGAATGAACAAGAGAAGAAGTGTAATGCAGTATCCCTTGCATAAAGTTGCTTCTGTTTTTCAACAGCACAGTTTGCTTGTCAATCAGATCATTGTGAGGCGAATCAATGCCAAAGAACTGATTCTTGAGCTCATTCATGCCAACATCTGTAGAGAGAACTTCAGGATTGTCAACAAAGAGCTCTAGTAGCTGGACTGGCAATTCTAACTTTTTCCCTGTTACAAGATTCAAGCAACTCATGATCATTGGCAAAAATTCTGGAAGTTCAGATAGGGCTTCATTGTAAAACACTCCAAAAACAGGCATCACAAACCTCTGGCACCATGTTGTTGCATCAGCTGAATCAGAACTGGTTTGTTCTTCAAAATCTTTTCCTTTCAATCGCCTAGTTTTAGCATAATGATTTGGAATAGCTTTGAGCTTTCTATCTCCTTTCGTCAAATATTCATTAGGCATTAAATCACACAGTGATCTACTTATCTTTTCCAAGAACAGAATCAATATTCTACCCATTATAGACAGGACAAAAATTTCCCTTGTGCCTGTTTTTTGCATTTTCTTGAATAGATTCACAATAAAACCTCCATATTTCTTCAGCATATCAGCTATCAGAGTCATTTTAACAAATGGACAGCAGGTTTCACTCCCAACTTCTTCTATCACCTTTAAGATAGCTGCCAGACATTTCTTTCTGGGTTCTTGTACAAACTCACTCAACTTCATGAGCTCTGTCAGATGCTTGTACTCTGCACTGGCCTTGTAAGTAGCCAATTCTTCGAAAGAAACAGAAGCTAAATCTTTCATGATCTTTTCTCTCAGAGATGCATTACTGATCCCTTGATTTCTTATTGTCATTTTCATTTGAAAACCTAGATGTCTCATATGCTCTTTTGAAAACTCATGGCTTTTGTAGTCTTTTGGCCACTTTATATTTTCTGCTTCTGATGATCTGTCTTGTTTCATCATATTTACATCACATTGCCTGAGATTCAGCTCTTCAGACACAACCTTAGAAAATATTTTCAGGTAACCATGGATAGTTTCTCCTTTTTCTACTTCATGAAGAACACCAATGTAAGCTATATTTAAGCACACTTCTAAAGTTTGCACTGGTTTCTGACTGATGAAGGATATAAGGTCTGAAAAAGAATCTTTACTTGGCAATGCTTTTTCAGCTAAATCGTCCAGTTTCTCTGTTCCACTGCTTTCCAAAAGAACTTCATCTTCTTCCTCATTTTCATCTAGCTGAGATTCGTCCCTGTTAATGGGCTTTGGAGGCTTGTCAATCATTGTTTTAAATGCTCTCTCGATGCCGTTTATGACGTACACCAATAATCTGCTTCTGATAATATGAGGAAATTTAGATAGAACAACAAATGGATCTATCCTATTAACATTAATAGCATGC